GATCAAAAAAGTGATTTATTGTTAAATATAATAAAAGAATACTTAGGTGGAAACATTCGCTATTGGATAAAGATAAAACAATAGCGAATAATTTTTATCCAAATAAATAATAAAACAATGTAATAATATTATAAAGGATCATTATTTTACTGCTTACTTAGAACCACCTTTTTTGCTAGATTCCCCTGGTTTATTAGAGAAGTCATCCTTATGTTGTCGTCTAGATTCATCCATAGCTCTTCTCATCTCTGTATCTGAACTATTTTGATCTGAACTCTCTTCTTCTGAGCTTACTTCTTTTGAATTAGCACTGTCGTATTCCCCATGACTATCAGGATATTCTCCAGTACTTATGATTAAATCATGAATAATTCTTTTTTTTGCCGCGATTTCTTGAAGTGCTTCGTGGGAATCTTTATAAGGATTGTTGTTTAATAGAGTAGTTTGTTCACTAGTAAGTGTAGCACCATTATTTTTAGCCTCTATAGCATTTAATATTTTTCTATCTTGTTCTACCTCTTTTTCAAAAAAATCTATTTGTTCATGTTTTGCTATGTTTCTATCTATTTCAGAAGAAGTTCTTTCTTCAGAACCAATTGAGGTACCCATACCACTATCTGGATCTGAGGAGCTACCTAGATCCATTGAAGATCCAGATGAATTAGGAGGATTGTTAGTACTTAGTGAGACATTCAGATCTATCTTATTCTCCACTAAATGTTCTGAATCAACTCCAGCATAGGTATATTGGTATAAAAAATCAGGTGATATGTTAATAGAAATGTTATGATACAATATTATACCTATATCCATAATAATCATAAATGAGATTATTAGTGCATATAAAATATAAAGGTAAAATAGTATAGTTGGATAGTACCTTGGTGTAGTTAGAAAGTACCATAGTATATTTAAAGTAAGTCTAACCTTTTCTTTTAAATAATCCTTATTAAAATGAATTAATTCTATATACAATACCGTGTATAGAGGTAGAAGTATTGCTCAAATTAATATAGCAAAAACAGTAGGATAAAAGTTAGGATTATGAGCACCACATTCTATAAATATTTTTAAAAAAGAAAAAGCAGTTCCAATTAAACCTGCAAATAGTGCATATATTAAATATAATACACCAATATTTTTAGCATATAGAGATAATAATAATATGATTAATCATATTATTAATCATATGCTAATTCCTGATGTTTTTATTGTTAGGTTGTTGTATTCATTCTTATTAGATAATATAACGTTCCTAGTAGCTAAGCTACTAAAAGAGGGGATACAATAAGTCACATACATCTAAGAAGATAAGTGTATTCATAAAAAAAGTTCATTTTACTACACTTTTAAGTTATAGTGATAAAAATTAACGGTTCGATCCGTTTAAAAAAAAGAATATAGATGTTTTTTTTTTTTAAAATAGAATTTTTATCACAATTTACTTGTAATAAGATTACAAGTAAAAACTTATTAATTTACAAGAGCCACGTAGGTTTATACCAGGTAATAAATAACTTTATTACCTAAAAAGGGTAGTGAATCATATATAAGACAATCACTACACTATTGTTTTACATATTAAAAATGGGTTTTTTTATCCATTAAAAATTTTTTTATCCACAATAAATTTTTTTACAAATATCATCTGTTAAAAAAAAAAAGGGATAGAAATACAAAGTNGCCTTTTCGACCATGCTTTCGCCAGTAGAACTAAACCATGACGTTAGACTAGACCAGGCGTTTTTAACAAAATCGACCGTTGCACCAAATGCCTTTTGGACATTGTCTCGAAAAATAACAAGCTTCAATGCAATACCATCTAAAACAGCTATCATTTTATCGGATACACCGATGCTGCTTAAAAGGTCTCTGCCTCCTTGCCCGTCATCTTTAAATAATCCTTTAATGCCATCGATGAAGTTAGTAACAAAACCTCTTAAGTGAGATAATTTGAGTGCAATAAAGTCCACTGTCTCAATGAATTTGTCCGAGAAACCAAGACTGGCTAATATATCTCTTCCGGCTTGTCCGTCATCTTGAAAAAGTCCTTTAATACCTTCAATGAATTCTTTTACTTTTCCAAATACCGATTTAACGGTATCTATAATTTTATTTACGCCTTCGCGGAATGTTTCTGATTTTTTATAGGCTGTTGTAAATGCTGTTCCTAATGCTAACACTCCGGTAATCACCCAACCGATGGGACCGGTGAGGAATCTTAATCCGGTTAATAGCAATTTAAACAACTTACTTAACAAACCACCCTTTTTCGCACTATCTGCAGCGTCTTTCCCAACTTTTTTCAAGCCATCTTTTTTACCAAAGAGCTGAAGCAAGCTGCCAAACGCTGATGATACGCTTGTAACAAATAAAACTAGCTTTCCAAGCCCTAATACCAACGGACCTAGAGCAACTACTCCTACACTGCCGAATAGAAGAATTTTCTTCACAATCTCTTGCATAAGTGGAGATAAACCATCATACGTTGCTTTCAATGCTTTTCCTTTTTCAATAACGCTTGCAAAAAATTCGCCAAACTTAACTCCGGCATTTTCCGCAAAATCGCCCATGGTATCTAGGTTGTTTGTAAAATCAACAATTAAAGGTTTAAGTTGAGAAAAGAATCCTCCACCTTTGCCGCCGGCATCTAAGAAAGATGCGCCAAGTCGTCCGACTGCCGCCCACATGTTAGCTATGCCGGCTGTAAATGATTCTTGTCCCATCGTTTGTGCTGCTCCACCAATATTATTTTCAATGGCGCTCATCAGCATTTCAGATGATATTTTACCTTCTGCTGCTAAGTTTGTTACTTCTTCGGCTGCAACACCTGCTTCTTCGGCTAACCATTGATACACAGGTAATCCTCTATCAGACAATTGCTGTAACTCACCATTATAAGCTTTATTTGAGGTTTTAACCCTGTTCAAGATAGAACCCATCTCGCCCATCGAAGCACCCGCTATAGCAGCCGCATCGCCCGTTGTGGACAAATACTTCGTCAATTCTTTCCCAGGTTCTACTCCTGCCGCTACCGCATTAGCTGCAGTTGTTGCTGCTTCTCCCAAGCCGAAGGATGTTCCTTTAACGGAATCAAGAGCTGATTTCATTATGGTTTCAACGCCTTCTGCGTCGTGACCAAGACCTTTTAATTTAGCTTGCGCTGTATCTATCCCGATTAGGCGATCAAAACCTTTTACGACGGTTATTCCACCTAATGCAGATGCTGCCCCCATCGCCGGCACAGTGAGTTTCTTGGTTAGCTGACTACCAATATCCACCATTTGGGTGCCGAACCCTTTCATTTTATTACTAAAATCTTTTAAGCCATTACCGACCTTTGTCCATCCGCTTGCAGCAATAGCCTGCTCTTTTTTTAGGTTTGTAAGTTCATTTTTTGTACGTTGAACGTATCTTTCAAGATTATTCAGAGACGCAGCTTGGTTATTGTATTCTCTGGCTGCTTTCTCGGCCTGTTTTGAACCTGCACCGTATTCAGAGACCATCTTTTCATATTCATTCTTTGCCTCTTTAACAACAGTTTTTTGTACTTCTAATTTCTTGTTCAATCCAGAAAGCCTTGTTTCATACTTCTCGACTGATTTATCGCCACGGTCAAAAGCAGACATATTTTTTTTCATCTCACTGTTGACAGTTTTTATACTGTCTTTAACACCTTTTAATCCTCTGTCCACCTTTATCGTATTCAGATCTAAGTCTATGCTTAATCCTTTTAAAATCTCCGCCAATATATATAACCTCCCTTCTTAGGGAATTAAAAAAGCCCTTATCATTCAGATAAGGACTACAATGCATTTATTATTGATTCTTGCTGGCTTTCTGATAATTTTCTTTTCTTCGTTGAAACTTCAATCAGATAAAAAATAGGAGAAGACATGATTTCATTCATTTTCCATCCGTTTTCTAATAAATCTTTAACCAACAGGTCGAAATATTCTTTTTGTTTAGTAAAGGAGAAGTCTTCATCAGTTAATCTTTCTTCTCCTTGGATGACTCCCCCGATTCATTGTTTGTAGTCATCACCGACCGCAATTGGTCCATTAGAGTATCGAATAACAAAGCTGCATGTGTACCTTTAATTAGTTCATCTCTTGAAAATTTATTGTTATATAATTTTTCTGATATGAATTCGGCCACACGCTCAAAATCCGAACGCTCTATGTCATCTCCTTTTTTCTCCATTTCTTTACCCAAGTCTAAGGCATCTAAAGCTGCGTCTCCGTCAACATGTTGTGGTTGAAAAAACTTTTTCTTTTCTCCGTCAATCATTAACTGTATTTGTTTAGCCATTTTTTATCCTCCTAATGTAAAAAGAGCAAGGGTTTAATCCTGCTCTTTGGTTATTTTAAATTTATTTCAGCCCCGCTTGTTGTAGGGTTGACTGATTCAACCTCGGGGCTGATTACTCCCCCGTGCCACCGTCATCTTCGTTTAAAGATTTTCCTAACAACGCCTGGAAGAACTTATCTTCGCTGAAATCTTCATGTTTAGAATCAGCTGTAACTTTCCTTACTTCATCTGCTTGTCTATGCAAAGAAGTTCCTTCTGCTGTTTCTTCCCCGAATTCGATACTTGCTTCTTTCGTAGCACCTTCCATACTTGGATCATTAAACATTACCTTAGTTAATCCGATTAGTTTATATGACCCGTCTTTTCGTTCGTGTTTAAACCACACTGCAACGTAAGGGTTTTGCTTCCCTGCCTTTTCAGAATAAACCCCATTTTCATCCGGCTTTTCGTTGAAAATTTCTTCTCTGACCTCTTCCGGAAAAGAGTGCATTCCTAAACTGACTGTGCTTTCACCGTCAGACTTAGCTGATTCAATGATAACCCCATCAGCATAAGCGGAAACTAATTCGCCTCCGGATTCAATTCCGATGGTGCGGAGACCTTTTGTTTGTAACGGTTCATCATATTCAAACGCTCCGCTCTCGTCCGTTTTCTGAATTGCAAAACCTAAATCCTTTACGTTAACAAATGCCATAGGCGTTTTTGCTTGTTTTACCAAATTAATCACTCCTAATTTTTAATAATAAAAAAGACAGCTCAAA